CCACTAGTACCATAATCAACTACTGCTTGGACATATTGTGTTTGATCTGTTGCCCACACTACAGTTAATTCATATTTTAACTTTGTTAAAGTAAATCCAGTAAAAATTTGAGCTGGATTAGATCCTACTGCTGATATGTAAGCATTTTGAGTTGGTCCTGGTATAATAGGATTCCCTGGAACAATTTGTCCACCATTAGCATTAGGATTTGTTGAACTCATATATACTGGATTTGGTATGTATACATCAGTATTAGTAAAATCATAATTAGTTGGATCATGTTCTAATGCTGTTATTTGTACTGTATAGTCCGCTGTTATTTGATGACTTGTAATTCTAAATTGTGCCGCTGACATTCCTAAACTTGGATATGTTATAGTAATAATATCACCAACTACTGTGTCGTGTAATTCTGCTGTTGCTGTAAAACTTGCCATCTTCTTTTTACGACTTCTTAATAATACTATACTTGCTATGTCACCAGCTATATTAGGGTTAGTAACACCTTCTAAACTAATCTCTTTAGTCATTCTTCTACCATTATCTTCTGCTAGTAAAGTAATATCAGTTGCTGAATTAACTTTTGGATAAACTACTTCATCAATTTCCCAACTTGTTTCTGGGTTAGGAAATACTGCTTTAATTTGATTGTATTGATCTCTGTGTCCTAATCCTTCTAAAACAAGTCCTCCAATTAATTCTCTTTCTGTTACAGCATAAGCAATTTCAGGAGTTCCTGTTGGTGTTGTAGCATGACCTGTGTCTAATAGTTTTAAGTTAAACTTACCTTGAACATAAGGCATACCACTTCTAGCATTTTGAAGCATTGTTTGAACATTTTCAAGCATTGTTCTATTTGTTTGTATTACTTGATTTAATTCTAATATTTTACCTGTTGTATTATTTTGGTATGTTACCGTTGTATCAAATTTAGCTTTTGCTGTTTTAAAACTTGTAAATCCTATTCTATCATTTTCTAAATTTCTTCCAAATTCATCATTCATTAAATAATCTAAAATGTGATCTGCTGGGTTAGTTGAATATATTGTGGGCATACTAGCATAGGCTGTACTTGCTCCATCAACATAACTTGAAGCATCAGGTGTTTTTTTACCTTCTAATTCAATTTGTATTACAGGAATGCCACCTTTATAAGGATTAGCATCAACAGTAGATTGTTGTGCGGCTTGTGAATCTGTTGGTGATGGTCTTACCCATTTAAATTGAAAGAACCCTGTTACTAGACTTACACATTCATGATTACCAGTCCAACCTCCAGCACTTGCTCCAGCATTTGTAAACCAAGCTGGTGTTGAACCATTACCACGAGTTAATTCATATGTTAATCTAGATCCAGTAGAATAATCACTATTAGAAATTGGTCCTGGTGTGTTTCCGGTAATTACTAAATCACTAGCATCAGCAACTAAATTATTATCAATGAACAATTTCTTAACAGCATTAATCGTACCTTCACAAAATACCATTACAACAAATAAGTCTTCATTATTTGTACCATTAGTTGAAACATAAACTCTACTACCACCTATTTTTCTTCTACCGTATACTACTGGAATAGCATTATTAGTTCCTACTTTATTAACTAAAACACCTGAATTTTTAGCACTTGCTCCGTCGGCTGTATTAGCACTATAGTCTGGAACATCAAAAGCACTTGTTACCATTGATATACCAACTTGTGTTACTGCCGCCGCCGCGGCTCCTGCCGCTACAGCACCCATTAAGCCAACAACAGGAAAGGCAAAAATTCCTACAGCAATACCAACAATAGGTGCTACCCATTTCTTAAAGAATTTCTTAAACCAACCCATTACAACTCAACTCCATATATATTGCCTATTTGTTTAAAATCTTGTGGCATCTCTGTGCCAATATTTGGTCTCATATCTAAATCAACAAACATTATTTTATGTGCTTTATTTTCTTTTGCCCATGCTTTAATATTTTCAAATAAGTTATCTAAATCATCTTCATATTCATCAACAGCATACATAAATCCTACATTACATAAGACATCACTGCTCCATACTTGTTTTTGTAAGGTGGCTACAGCAAAGCCCTTTACTTCACCTTTATCTTCTATAATTTGAAAGAATGTAGTTACATTAACCAATGTAGACTTAAAGAATTCATGTAAATCATGTTCTGCTGATTCGCTACTAGTTGTAGCAAATACACATTCTTTAGCTAATGATACAATTTTCTTTAAGTGTTTTAATTCTGGTCTAATTAAATTGGACATTAATCTGGTCTCCCCCACTTTATATCATTTACTGTTGTTGCGGCAAAGTCCATTCCTAAATCATATGGAAATAGTCTTTTTTGACTTGCTGAAGTTGTTCGTATACCATTAGTATCATCAAAGTTATAAAATACACTAGCACTTTTAACTATTACTGTACTTGTATCTATTTGATCATTTATAGTAAAGTTTTTCATTTCACCATCAAACATCATTATAGGTGTACTAATAGCTACATTGGCTTCTGTAAGGAATTGTCTATATATTACAACTCGTCTTTCAACATAGTTGTCATTGAGGAATTTGTTTGTAAATGTACTTGAAACACCGTCTAAGATTATATTAATTTCATTAATTTTTGCGGAGTCAGTTTCTTTAATTAATTCAAATGAAAGAAATTCACCATTAGCAAAATAATTACCTGAGGATGTTGTAGTTGTAGCATTAATAGTAAATTGCCCATTAGTTAACTTTTCAACACCATCATCAAAATGTAGTTCAATTAAATCTACATATTTGATAGCATCAGTTTTTAATACATTAGTTACTGCTGTTGGTAAGCCTCTTTTAGCCATTCTAGAATGCCTCCCGTGCTTCGAACTCCAGTTGGGTATGATCAGAAAGGCCAGTTTGATATTCTTGAACAGCACTAGTCATAAAGACTGTAAATTCTACATCATTAGTTTGAATTTCAGTATCAGTAGCAATAGCTTCAATTAAACCTGGTTCAATACTTAATGTACCAGCTCCACCACCACTTGTATCTAAGTCTGCTGTTAAAATATACACTTTAGCACCAACTTGGTCTTCACCTGTTTTTGCTGTAAATCTAACAACATCACCTTTTTTAAGATAACCTGTTTGTCCTGCTGTTCCACCATCAACTGCTATTGATTTAACACCTGCCGCATGAGCTCCGTTAACATCTAATACATTACCTGTAACACTACCTGCTGGTGTGCTTATATTAGGTAATACTATTTGAAATGAACCATATTGTCCTTGTTGTGCCGCTAAAAATCCCATTACTTCTTTATATTCTGCTGTAGTCATTGGAGGTGTTTGTGCTGTAAAACTAAATGCTTGAGCACCTTGTGTTTTTGCTTGCCTTCTACCACTTACAGATACTGATAAAAGATTTGGTTGACTGTTAGTAAAATTAAGGCCTCTTAAACCTTGACTGCTTGGAAATGTTCCTGACATAATTTCTCCTTAAAAGTTAGGCCTGTTGCCTCGTTCTTGTGTTGCTTGTCTTACCATGTTTACAATCATACCTCGTCTTGCTACAATTAACTCATCTACACTCGAGGCATCTGTTGCTTGAATGTTAAAGTTAACATTAACTGGGCGAGTATCAATCATGCCTTCGTTACTTGTAATTCTTCCTGTTGCTCCTGGTGTAAACAATTCTGGTCCTTGTTCACCAACTATATAACCACCACCTTTACTTACTGGACCACCAAATCGTCTACCTGTGTATTGTTGACTTGCGATTGTGGCTATTTGAACGGCACCCATAGCACCTACTATTCCTGCTAAAAGGAAATTAGGTAATGCCGCCGCAACACCTTTTGCTGTTGACATTATTGCTTCTGCTAAATTAAAAGCCTTGTTTAACTGGAATGCTTTTTTATTATGCTGTGCCATTCCTCGCAATACTTCTCTACTACCATTTGTAATAAATTCTTTTTGCTTGTCATTAGACATTTTAGAGAAATCAAGTTCATCTAATTTATAGGCCTTAAAGGCATCAAATTGTTTTTTGTAATTCTTTTTTTGAAATAATGCTTCTTCTTTTGCTTGTTCAATTAATTTTTGCTTTGCTATCCACTGGTCTTGCATTATTTCTATAGCATTCTTACCCAAGGAGTTACTAGTTGAGACCATCTTGTTATTATGCGATAACATATCAGTTGAAGAAGCATAACTTGTTGTTATATTATCTTGCCAATGAACATAATCTGATTGTACCTTAACATTATGTGACAACATTTCAGTACTAGTTGTTATCGCCTTTGTAAAGTTTTTAGCCATTTCTGTTGTTGGACTAAATCCTTCATGTGCTAATTTAGTAAGCATATCTGTATTTGTATTAATTGGACCCCATGAATCCTGTACAGTAGTTGCTAAATCCTTATAAGATTTTGTTACTCCGTCTATCGCTCCACCGGTGTCTAACAAATCCTTCTGCATTTTATTACCTACAATGTCTTTAATGTTTGTTGCAACATCAATAGGTATTTCGTCTAATGCGGCATTTAACTCAGCTATTTCGTCTTCTAAGATTTTTTTCATCTTATCAAAATCTTTATCCATAGCCGCCTTGAAATTGTCACCCATTATATTGCCATCAGCATCAGCAAATGCTGAATACCTCTCTTTTAATGACATATTAAGGTCGGTTGATTCTATTTTCGCTTTAACATCATCAAGGCCATCTTCAAGTTTTCTAAGTTGTCCAACTTTAGCTTTTATTTGATCTTCAATCTCTTTTCTCTTAAAGGCATTGTCCATTTCATCTGCTGTGTCTCCAAGCAAACTGTTAACAACAGCAAGTGAAGTTCCCATTGCCGCAAGTCCAATACCTATAGAAACCCAACCTTTTGGTCCAGCCATTGCCTGAGCAAAGAGTAAACGATTTCCAAGTGTATATGCCGCGGCCGCCGCCGCATAAAGCCATTTAGCAAGTGTTATTATCACTAATGCTTTAGCTACTTTCTTGAAAGCCTCACCATTATCAGCTATAAACTTAATAGATTTTCCTATAGCAATAATGGCTTCACCTATGTTCTCACCTAATGCTATAGCATATTGTTCAATTTCTTTTTCGTGGTCTTTTATAAATTTTCTTAAATCACCTAACTCTGCCTTAAGTGCTGGAAATACACCAGCTTCCATTGTTGTTTGTTTAAAGTCAAGCCAAGCATCGCCGAGCATACCAACTTGTGCTGTAAAGGTTTTGGACATTTCTTCCATAGCACCTTTCATGTTGGTTTCATTATTTTTCCATAAATCTCTAATTATTTGTTCAGTTTCTTCAGCTGAGTATTTTACTCCCTCTTGGAAGCCTAACATACTCTTAACACCTTTTTCTCTGAACATATCAGCGGCCGCAATACCACCTGAGAAAGATCTTTGTAGCTGACTTGCTACTTCTTCAAAGCTCATTCCTGTAGCCGCCGCGATATCTCCAGTTATGTCTAGGGTGTCATTTAATTGATCTACGGAACTTACTGTTAATAGTATAGGAGTTGCTTGTGCCATACTTTCTAAAGAGAAAGCACTTCTTTTAGCCGCTTCTCTAACAGTATCTAATGCTTTAGCACCATCTTCAGCTGAACCTGTAATATACTTTAACTGTATATTAAGTTGTTCAAACATATTAGCTGTGGCTAAGAAGTCTTTAGCAAGTTTTAAACCACCTAATGCCGTAGCCACACCGACAGCTAAACCTGCCATTTTCTTGAAACTAGAATTTAGTTTGCCAGACGATGTTTCAATCTTCTTTACATCTCTGTTTACTTTGCCTAAAGCCGCCGAGGCTTTATTCTTAGCAATAATATCAATTTTTGTGGTTGCCATGTCTTCTACTTGCCTCCGCTTCCATTTTAAAATAGGCCATCCATAAATTTATTTCGAGGACGGAAAACTGGAATACTTCTTCAACTGACTTGTGTAACTCTTTCGCTATTCGCATAACGAGTTGAAGGTCTCCGTCCTCTCTTAGTTTTTTTCAACTGCCTCGAAATCAATTATGTCTGCTGTATTAATCTGGGTTACAACTCTCGTTATAACTGCCGGATCAATTTCATTCATAAATGCTATTTTGTCCAACCTTCCAAACAATGGTTTTCCATCAGCATCCAATGCCTTTAAAATTAATGTTTCTATTAATGCTTCAGTAAGTTGATTCTTTTGCGAAAGTTCAATTATTCTTGACTCTACAGCAAAATTATTAACTGGCTTATAATAGATATCAGTTTTCCATTCTTTAACTTTTATCTTTTTAAGTTTTCCTAAAGCTCTGTCGCTAAAATGTTTTTTAGCATTGTCTAATACACTCATATTTTACTCCTTGATGTTTTTCTAATAGTCTTTTTAATTGCTTGATCAACAAACCCTGTTGGGGCTTGTTCTTTACTATATCCATGTTGTAACCGTTCAATGTAAGGTACTCTATTTCGTAAAGTATCTTTTCCTTTTTTGTTCCAACCTCGGCTAGCTCTACCAGTTTTCCAAGGTGTTCTACCTGAGTCTTCTGTTGCTCGCCTAGTGCTTTGTAAATTCTTGAGAAGTTTACCAGTAAAACTATCGATGAATTTATTGATATCTTTATCTAATTCACCTACGGTTTTAGCCGCTGAACTAACTCGAAGTTGGATCATTTTACTACTATACTGCCGCGAATGTTAGAGCACCAGTTACTTGTGCTGAAATAGTCGCAGTTACCATGTCATCAAAACTTGATGAAATACTGTAACCAGTTACTAAACAATCACCACTTATCTTAGTGTTTGTTGAATCACTACCACTTGGGTACAATTCAAAAGCACCTGCTTCTTGTCCTAGTAATAATGCTGGGATGTCAGTTGAACCAGCAATCTCTTGTGCTGAATATAATATTTCAGCAGTAAAAGTTGATGTTTCTAACCCTGCTTTATAAGTTCTAGCATGGTTCAGTGTTCCCATAGCTGTGCTTTCAATAGTGTCCATTGTAGAATCTAAAGTAAAAGATTTTACTTCGGCCACTTCTTGTAATGTAGTAGCACCAGCTGTGTCAGAGATTTTAATAACTCCGCTCTTTCCTGTATATGTCGCCATATCTATTCTCCTTTATCTGAGGTTTGAGATTTAGATTCTGCTTCAACAGACTCTATTTCTTTGTTAATTGTTTCTTTAACAGGCTTCAACTCCACCTTTCCTGAATCAGTTTTAGGTTTGTTTGATTCCTGTTTCTTTTTTATTAGGTTTCCATTGATACCCATTATGCTTCTCCTGTTGTGTATTTGTATAATACTTGAATATTAAGTTGTACTAAACCAATAGTTGGTTCTACATCATTGCTTACTGTTACAGTTGTTAGTTGTGTGTCCCAAGCAACACCACCTCGTGTTCTGTCAGCATCTAACACTTCCTCAACTCTTTCAATTACATTATTTCGTGTAATATCCATCATCTCTGGACTTGTTTTAGCATAACAGTTAACACCAACATTCAATACTGATTGTCGTTGTGTTGTGCTACTTGACATTCCCATTGTGTCATCTTCTCTAGTTTCATCGAGTGTTTCTACATAAACACAAGGAAATTGAGCATTAGATAATTGTCCTGGATCTATAGGTGCTCTACTAACAAATACAAACTGTGGGTCTGTAGCATTTTTTAGAACACTTACAATGTTGTCCGCTATACTATTTCTAATACTCATTACCTTACTAACCTTCTACTTTCGTTGTGTACCACTTCGCTATCAGTAAATGTTCCTGAACTATCCCAATCATAATGTAGTTCTCTAATTGCTAAATTAAATTCTTCATCAAATCTAGCCTTATAGTAATCCATCATGCTTGTAAATCTGTCGCCATCGACTTCAAACTTTGATAATTTAGGAAATATAAAATAAGCAAGACAATGATAAACACAACTTCGTTTAAGTTCTGTTGGATCTAGTAAACTAGGGTCCATTACGGAGCCTGGACTAGCAACTGGTTGCCACCACTGTATTCTCAGCAAACGATAAATGTCTGCTTCAGTTCTAGCAATATCATCACTAAAGTCCTGGATTCCATATTCTAAAATATCTGGAACCAGCTCTACTATATCCGCTTCTGTAAACAATGCCATAAATTATCTCCTATTGTTAAGTGTGTGTGAGGGGTAACCCCTCACACTAAAAACTAATAACCAATTATTATGATTGGTCAATAATTATAACACCACGAGTCGCATCAACAACGGATTGACCGTGTGCCAATGAAGCAACAATGTCATAACCTACAGCTTCAGGTCTACGAGCAACTTCTAGTTTAACTCCGCCCTGTGTAGCCGCCTTAACAGCATCAGCTGATAAAATAGCCATCTTAGGATTCACTGCTGAACCTAATACTGTGTTGTTTAAGTATGAACTTACGAAACAATCAACACCTGCGATATGTCCGAAGAATCCAGTTCTCATAGCACCATTTTGGAATTCACTACCGGCATATGCCGCTGTTCCAATATCAGACATTAATGCCGCATAAGAATCTGTTGAAACAATACCAGTTAATTTACCAGTCTCGCCAGAACCGCGAATTGTAGCGATTGCTGTAAAGATAGCATCAATATCTAAGGCTGTACCTGTTCCTGCTAATTCTTGCTCTGTAAGACCAACAAAAGTTTTAGTTACTGCTTTATCAAAAGATTGTGCTATAGCATTACCCATGATTCTACCCATGTCTGAAGTGTCAACTCCACCTAGGTCTCTAAGTACAGAACGAGCCGCACTTAATTCTAGAGTAATTGTTTTTTTAGTGTCTGAAGGAAGTACAGTATCAAAATCTTGTGGATCAGATCCTGTGCCTTCTGTAGTAATTGTAGTCGCTGTTACCGATCCCATTACTGGAACTTGTGCGGATGCGGAACCCGCCGGTACAGAAATAACAGGAACAATTCCACCTGGAAGGTATAAAGAATTTTCCTGAGCCGCATATACAGTAGCCGCCTTAACGGGTACCATCATCGCATCAAGGTTTAACCCTGAAGCATATGCTGAATTTGCCATAATATTTCTCCTTTTGGCTTGTTAAATTAAACTTATAGTTTCCCCAATCTCTTGGCTTCACCATAAATCTTACGATGATCTGGGTTATTCATATCCATTTCAGATAGATTAAGTCCATCCACCGCATTAGGAGTTAAATTACTCCTAGTATCCGTGCCTCCGGGAGTTGCGGATGCGAAATGTGGGTTTGCTTTCATAAAGTCTTCCACAAGTTCAGAAATTTCAAACGGTTCACCTTTATCATTATACCTAACTTGTCCAGTTTCAGCATCAATTACCTCTGCTTGTCCTGTATCACTTAATCTAACTTGATCTTGTAATAACATAGTAACTTGCTTTGGATTAATTGCCTTAAACTTACTAGCGGCATTAATAACGGCACCATCTACTTTGACTTTGTGTAATTCTTGCTTCATAGCATTAATTTCACTGTCTTTTTTGCCAACGGTTTCTTTAAGTATTTGCTCAAATTCACCTTTAGCCTTTCTGGCCTCCATTTTTTTGCTTTCTTCAACCTCTACAAGTTCTTTGTAGTGATTTGGGTCCACACCAGCATACTTTCTTTCAATAGCTGATCGCTGTTTTTTCAGTCTATCTTCAACAATTTTATCTAATTGTTCTTGTGAGAAGTTTTTTGAAACAACTTCTTCGTTTACCTCAATTTCAGCCTCTGCTGTGGATGAGTTTTCCATAACCTGATTTTCTTCAGTCATTAGCTTTTCTCCTGCTATTCTTATTTATGTTCTGCTACAAATAATGCTAAATCTAGTCTTCTAATGTCTAAATCATACCTTCTTTGTAACACTTTTACTAATTCCGCTTTAGTTTCTTGCCCACCATACTCTTGGATAAGCAAAAACCCTCCTTGTTTAAGGTTTTCTAGAAGAGTCGGAACATACTCTACTACATTAAGTGTTGTTATTTTTATACAGTCATATTTTCTGTTTAATCTATTCAACACTTCAATTATATTTAACTCTCCAGTATCGTACCAATTAACATTAGTGATTGGTCCATACTTTTCTTGATGTCTTAAACATTGTAACTTACATAGGTCTATATAGCCAGTGTCCTGTTCATACACATCAATATTCAATGCTATACTGCTTAACCATGCTGTGCTACGGCCTAAGTCACTTCCTATTTCACACAAATTATCTACAACTTGAAATTTAGGGTTTGAAATAATACACTTGATAGTTTGTTTATAAATCGAATCTGTTGATTGTAAACTATATCCTGGATTTTTAGTTCTAAATAATGTCCAAAATGGTCTATCTGTGTATTGTCCGGCTATTTGCCTTCGTAGTTGTACAAATTTGCTCATTGATATTACCTATTTTTAATTGAATCTTTAACATTTTATATACTTGGTCTTAATTTTCTAGTACTATTAGTATGCTTATTAGCAATCCATGTTCTAGCTTGTTGAATTTCACCTACTACTCGTCTTTTCTCTGCCGCTAAATTATAACGACCTTTAGTTGTCCAAGCTCTTTCGGCATCTATTCTACCAAGTTCTTCTAATCTATTCATTGTACTTGTGTTAGCCATTATGCTTCTCCTTCTTCAATATTAATTTCTGTAGTATCTGCTAATACTTCAGCTCTTTCTTTATCGTCCTCGATTAAAGCTTCAGCAATCATTCTATCCATTGCTTTAATTAATGATGGATTGCTGATACCACTTTCTTTTGCTAATTTAATGTTTTGTAATGCTACTGTTTGGTCTCTAGCATCAAAAGTTTCTGGATATAATACATCACCAGTCCACTCTGTACCTTCCCACATACCAAATAAGCCCCAAAGTTGTTCTTCAGCCCATGCTAAATTACTTGCTTTTTCGCTTAACTTTTGAGAAAGTATTCTTGATTCAACAAGCATAGCAACACCTGACATAGCAGTTCTTGTTCCTCTTGCTGTTTCTAAGTGTGCCATTCTTTCTATTGCTGACACTTTACTTTTAATGCTTTCTAAAATACTTGTAATACTACCAGCATCTGCTTGTAGCAAATAAGGTTTTAGTCCAACATCTAAGTTTTCGTCCATAGTAATTACGGCTCCCGCTCCAGCACTTAATTCAGTGCCTGAAGTTGCTACAATACTAGGGTGTCCACTTAATCTAATTTGTTGTTCTATTTCACTTAACTCTGTGTATATTGCTCTTTGTTGGTCAGCAATATCATCTATATCACTAATACCAATTGCTCTTACTGGAGAACGACTTGTATAAGCAACAAATCCTGGAATAACACCTAATGGATTAGTATACTCTTGTATTACTTCATAGTCGCCTGAGTCTGGATGTATTTTTTTAACTTCTACATGATCTCTGTAAAAACATTTAACAATAGCATATTCTTTGTTAGACTCTTCTAATAGAATGAGCTGGGCAAGTTCGTACACTCCATTTTCTTGTCTTTCAAAGCCCCAATCAAGTACATTTTCTGGTGAATACATACTTACATAAGGTCTAATGTTTTTTGCTTGTTGATCCGCTAGTGTTACTACTGGTGTACTAGGTTTATCTACAACTACCCAACAATGTCCAAATACACTTGAGTAAATGCTAACCTCCCTCATAAATGCTTCAAAACTACGACCTTCTAAATCGCAATCTTTTAAGAATTTATTAACTGTTTGCTCATTAAGTCCAGCAAAGTCTCTTTTAATTGGTTGTGAATAGATAAAACTTGTGTATGTGTGTACTACATTTTTACACAAATTATCTAAAGGTGTACTGTCAATTCTTTGTTCATATTGACTACCTGTTTCAAGTGTGTACTGTTGTAAGTACTCACCTTTCTTGTATGCCAAACCGCCTTGGTAAGAATCAGCAAGATATCTCCATCTATGGATGTTTCTTTTCCAATCATGGTGGGCTGGCATTCCGTTTTCTAAATTATAATCGCTCATAATATACTTTCCTTTTTTTAACCTATGCCATTCCCACTGCCCAGCGAGTTGGTTGAGGTATTGTTTGTCTATTCTTAGATACTGGATACTGATATTCTATAGCATATCCAAAAGCATCACTAATATGGTTATAGTCATTATGAAGATCAGGTATATTAGTACCATCTTTATATGACATTTTCTCCATTGCTTTAATTGTCATTTTACACTTTGGATCTACTAACAATCGTACTTGTTTGTCAGCATTTAACAATAAACTGTTTACAGCATTAATTCTATCCCTAACGGGAATAGATGCTTTTCTGGCTTTAACTATAAAGCCTTCGTTTTGTAGTATAGATATATCCGTTAAACCCATTGCTGAAGTTCTTCTTTGCTTACCAGCTGGGTCTGGATATATTATAATTCGTTGTGTAGGAAACCTATTCTTAATTTGTTGTGCCATTTGGTGTGTATTACTGTTATACAATACAAATTCATCAATAGCCCATAAACTATTAGAACCATGTCCAGCAAAAGCTATTGCTGACATAGGACTTGTGTTAAAGTCTATACCTACATGAATAATACTTGGTATTGGGAATTTATATGGTCTTAAATGTTTTGTTCTATCCCAGTTATGATATATGACACCATCATAACTTTCAAAACTTGCTTCAAATTCTTGTCTATAAATCTTAGGATCTAGTTCTTCTTTTGCTAATTGTAATTCTTCTTTGCTTACTTGTCCACCTTCAATAGTTGTAAATGCCCAACTGTTCCAGTCTTTTTCATATTTGGCATTTGTGTATAAGTCGTAACTCCAGTTGCCTGTGCCTTTAGGTGTGCCGCAAAATAAAGCACCACCTTCTCTATCTGTTATTGCTGGTCTTATAATGTGAGTCCATACTTTTTTGTTAATGTCAGCAAATTCATCAAAAATAACATAATCATAACCTGCTCCTCTTAAACTATCAAATTTTTCACACCCTTTAAGGTATATTCTACTACCATTTTTAAGTTCTATGCTTAAATCATTCTCATTTTTTCGCTTTAACCATCTTAATTCTAATAATTTAGCTTTAAGATCATCCCATACAATACTTCTTGCCATGCCGTAAGTAGGTGCCAAGTACAATATCCTTCTATCTGGATGTCTTGCCATACGAGCTAACTCTCTTACACATAAGTGAGTCTTACCAAATCGTCTTCCAGCAACTAATACCTTAAAACGACTTTTGTCTTTTGCTACAGCAGATTGTGGAATAGTTAGTTTCAATTATTTTTCCTCGTTCCATGGCAGAATTTTAGTTTCTTCTGCTACATCGTCTTGTGGTCCGTCATCTGTCATTTTTAAATAGTTCTTAGATAACCAAATTTGTGCTACAACATTACCTTTATGAATAGCACTATCTAGCATAGCCTGTCTTAGCCTCATTTTAAGATGGCTTCTAGATTGTCTTAGTACTGCTGAAAATCTATTTCTAATAACACTTTCACTACAGTCAAAAAAGTCTGCTATTTCTACATTGTTAGCACCAAGTTTAGCAAGTTTAACTACTTGCTCTTGGTCAATAACTACTTTAGGTCTTCCTGGACCTTGTTTTTGCTCTGGTTCTTTCTCAAATTGTATTTCTGGTAAATCCAAAGCAATTACATTATCATCACTCATTATACACTCCTTGCTTTAACACTCACTCTAAAGTGTCGTCTTTCAGTTATATTGTTAACTGTTGCTATTGTATTTGATACTGTATAAATGTTACCATCTGTACCACCACTTA